TGCGGATCACCGACCTTAATGTCGCGATACACGCCAGATAGCTGCGCCAAACGGAAATTCCGGCGCGTCATCGGCGAAATGTGGCAGAAGCGCGGGCTGGTCGCCAGATCCGTCGTGCCATAGGCCGCGATGAAGTTATCCGGCAAAACAAACCGGCTCACTGGGCGTCCCAGCAGCCGGTCTTGATAAACTTTCTTAAACGTCGAGCCCACCAGTGACAGCCAGAACAGCATCTGGTCGAACTCTTCGTAAAATTCTGGGGCCAATTCCGTCAGATACAGGTTCATGAACTGCTGAACACGCGACGCCTGAGCCTCCAACTGCTCATTCGCCACGCCAACCACCTGCGTTTTAACCGGGCCGCCAGCCGGCAATAACTCACCACAAGCCACAGCCTGCCAGCGCACCACAGCCTCTGCCAAGAGAGGGTCGAACACCCCACACGCGCCCTTAAACGGCACTGAGCGGTCTTCAATCTTCAAGCCCATCAGCTTGATACCCTCGGACATCGTGGCCTCCCACTCACCCCGAGACTGACGATCTTCCTCCACTCCACTCAGCAGGTTCTCACCCAGTGCGTTCAGGTCCATATCGTCCATGTAAAGCGCGAGGTTCGCGTCAAACGCCACCTCTTCGGGAATATCCAGATCCGGATTGAGATCAATCTCAACGCCGCCATCTTCCAATTCCGTGAACTGCGCACCGTCTACGATGCGCGTGCTGTCGTCTTCCAGCTCGTACTCAACATCGCCCTCAGGATCTTCAATATCGATAGGCACAACGCCCTCATAAGCGGGGCGGAGTGTGTCAGCGATGCTAGTCGGTCTACGGGCCATGCTGCTTCCTATCAATAAAACGCTGCCTGCTCAAGTGGCGTATCGTAACGCTCCTCATACGGGTCTTCCGTATTCGCCACCCAACCCGACTGCTTGATCCTCAAAAACGCCATCGTCATCGTGTCGACCCAGTCCCGCGCATCCGCTGCCGGAAACTGAATGCACTGCTGCATGAACTCTTCTGCCCATTTACGCAACTGCTGATACGTCGGGCCCGCTGCCGGCAGCCACACCCGACCATTCTCGATCAGATCCGTCACCAGCCGCACACGCGCAATCTTATCGCCGAACTTATCCGGGTTAAACGGCGTCGCCACCAGCCCCGCCTTCGCCAGATCCAAGATCAGCATCTGACCGTTCGCCTTCGCCTCCACCAAGATCGTGTCCGGCTTGCGCCCCCGCTGCGGCTTAATCGGCAGCTTATAGTTATCGTCCCGGTAATCGTTCGCCATGCGCTGCACCATGCGCCTCAGCACCGGCCACTCCGCCCGATCCCGCCACGCGCTCAGCAAAATTATATTCGGAACCCCGTTCTCGTCCTCGAACACGCCCCACGTCGTCGACGCGCTATACGCCGAGGTCTTATTCGCCGTCAGCGCCGTGTCCCACGCCTGAATGACGTACTGCACCTTCGGCGGTTCGGGCTGTCGCCACCACTTAAACCACGTCCCGTCAATGATACCGCCCGAATCCACGACCGGGTTCTGCTGATACAGCGACGACCACATGCGCGCCGTCGTCGACGACCGCTGCCTGATCCGCTCCAGATTTTCCTTGCTGAACTGCGACTCCCAGAGCGCCTCTCCGGGCTTTCTCCCCAGAGGATCATCCTCCAGCGCCAGCGCCGGCAGGATCACGCGCTCCCACTTCTCGCCCGTGCCGTCCCGCTCTTCCTGATCCAGCATCCCAAAGTGATCGCCTAAGTGCCAGCGCGTCCCAATCAATATGATCGACGTGTCATCGTCCACGCGCCGCGTATAGAAATCGCTGTTATACCACGCCCAAAGCTTCCTGCGGTGCGACTCCGACTCAGCCGCCTCAATACCCGACAGCAAATCGTCCCCGATCAGCATGTGCCCGCGACGACCCGTAACCGACGCACCCACAGCGGTTGCCTTATACGACCCGTCCTCGAGCGTCATCCACTCGCCCGCTGCCGTCTTATCCAAACTGATGCCGGCCTCCGGGAAAACCTTCCGGTGCTCGTCCGACTTCATCAGATTGCGCACCTTCAGACCGAAACTATCCGACAGCTCCTGCGTGTGCGTCGCGCAGATCAGGTTCTTCTTCCCATATTTCGACAGATACCACGCCGGAAAGTGCTGCGATGCCGTAAACGACTTCGCATGGCCCGGAGGCATCGAGATCATCAGGCGCTTAATGCGCCCGTCAGCCACAGCCTCCAGCTTCTCACATAGCAATTCTATGTGCCTCGGAGGCTTCATCCCGCTCACATACTCAATATACTTCGCCAACGAGTCCACTGCCTCCTCACGAGCCAGCAACTCCTCCATCATCGCCTTCAGATTTTCGGGGTCGGCCTCAGCCATTATTCAGTTCCGTGAAATCACCCTCGATAATCGACTTATCCTCCAACGCCGGCGCACTCAACTCAGCAATCCGACGCCTCAGCTCGTCCGTCGTCATCTCGCGCGGCTCAACCGAATGCGTCACGTGAACCGTCTTATCCAAATACCCCAGCATCTGCGCCTGCACCTTCTTCGCGCTAATCGCCGGCGCAAACGCACCACCCTCCCGCGCCTGCTGATGCAAAATCTCCAAATCATCCAGCAATAACTGCAGCGAATAACCACCCGCCATCCGCGCGCGGCGCTTCTCCTCCTGCTTCATCAACTGCTGCTGAATCTCAATCGCCGCCCTTATCTCAGGCCGCGAGAGATGATGCTCCGCCATCACACTCAATGGATACCGACTGTCCGTCAATCCAGCCTGACTCACCGCCAACATCGCGTCGCCAGTCTTCACATACTGACGCACAAATACAGCGTCCGGCGTCATCGACGTGTCGCCGTTCACACCGTGCATCACGGTCTGTGCCCACAATTCTTCGCCGGCCTCTTCTTCGTCAGCCATTCTATTCTCCGGTGAGCGACGCCGTTCCAATAGACAGAAAGAGGGGTTTCCCCATCCATCGACACCAGCGCCGCTCCAACGCAGCATATCGTGCTTCAGGCCTAGATGTAAAGAGGAGCCCTTAATCGCTACACTAATCGTTACACCGTATCGATACGCTAATCGTTACACCTAATCGTTACACTGTAACGATTTCAAAATTTCAAATTTTCGAGGCCGGAAAAAACAACCCCCGGGGGTGTCGCATTTTTACAGGGGTGGGAGTCTGAACGCTGAACCGGAAATTTCTGTGCGCAAACGTGGATCGATGGGGGTGTATACTGTGGGGGATCGGGCCCGCCCGCGCGCGAGTGGGTGGGTGGGGGTGCGCGCGCACGCCCGGGGGCACGCCTGTGCATGACGCGCGGGTGACGCGATCACGCGGCTAACCGGATGGTTAGCATCCGCAGGGACGCGCGCGCCTGCACGCCTGCACGTCATGACGATCACATCACGAGGCGACTCGGCGTTTTGCTGCACTGCACAATTGTAAAAATCCGCCAGAAAAATCATCGGGCAAGCCATTCGATCGGCAACCCTAACCCTACGGGTTACAAAAAAAGTTTTCGAATTGTGTTGACCGCCGCTCAACAATCGGCTGTTATTAAGGGGTCGAAACGATGAACGCCTCGCTTCTCAGACAGTCCGAGTGACGACATGAGACAGGTCGAAGACCCGTTACCAGACCCGACCCTAGATCGGTCAAAGCTAGGCGAAGCCTCGACAGGCAAGAACTGAGGCACATAGTCCGCTCTGTGACGGAGCGATGGAATGCAAGGTTTCATAACAGACAGCTAAAGCTGGACGCTGTCATCATAGCCACCACGATAGTGGCTTCCAGCTCGACACTAGTCGTCTACCCCTTGGAAGGGAGCGTAGGGCTTTCAGCCCGACTGGTTTGTGTCGGTCAGTCTCGGGGTGGTTCACCGAGACGGGGGGCGCTTGGCCAATCAACAGCGGAACGTGTGTTCGAAATCCCCATGATAGCTACGGACTAGGGCAAAGAGGGAACGCCACCTCTTGCCTCCCGAAGGGAGAAGCATCTCCGTTCCGGAGGCATCGGCATTGGGCCGATTGCTTTAATGCGGAGCATTAACATGAACGTCATTCTTTCGATCGATTACAACCGCTACGTCGTGAGCATCGAAGATGCCGCGAAGGTCATGAACATTCTCGGCAAGGCGCTTGGGGTGTCCTCGCGCTACAAGGACGACGAGTCGTGGCTCGAGTATGGCCCGGGCCCGCGCGTCGCCATCGAGCAGATCCAAACCCCCATCCGCGACGCCGAATAACCGGAGGTTACCATGACGCCGACACTGACAGCCGAATACTTTACATGGCAGACAGGGCCTTGGGCCCTGTTAAGGTTCTACGCAACCGACGCAAGAGGCCACCGCTATGCGGTGAGGGAAGAGGTCATTGTCAAAGACAAGGCCAAGGCCAGAACATTCGCCAAGCGATGCCGCGCCACACCAAATTTCTGACCCGAGAAGAGGGGTGTAACAAAATCTTACACCCCTTTTTCGCAGAAAATCGTCGATTTTTGCAGCGGTTACACCAAAAGTGTAACAGATGTAACAGAATGTAACAGGGTCTTGTTACGCTGTGAGCCGCAGAAATCCGCCATTTCCTGCTATATGTAACAATATCTATAAAAATATAGATATATATAAAGAGTTGTCTTTTTGTGTTGACGTATAGTCAACATACCATCTCTCTATGGGGCTGTCTTTCCGGAAATCCTGTTACATTTGTTACAATGGCGGAAAACTGCGGCTGAGAGCGTAACAATTGTTGTTACACTGCTGTTACATTTGTTACATTTAGGGCTTTTTGGGCGATTTTTGTTGACGTGGTGTCACTGTTGACGAACGCTCAACATGAGACGTGTTGACGTGAGGTAAACGCGAAATCGGAGGGTTTATGATACGATTAGGCCAGAAAATTACTACGACTGTCTATGGCGAGCCGTGGACTGGGCGCGTGATTAAGATCACCCCGCATTTCGTCTGGGCTGAGAGCTGGGGCGGTCGCGTGAGGTGGTTTCATCGTGATAGTGTGGAGGGCTGAGCATGGATGAATTGCCGGAAGACCACCGCGAAGCGGTGCGAGCGTTTGCTGCGAAGCATGGGCGGCGCTGGAAGGAAAAGCTGGCGTTATACTGGGGTGATGGGCGCGACACGCTGGAGCCGGATGGCTGGGCGTTGCGATCAATCCGCAATAATCCGAATTGGGGCCATGACTGGCTGGAAAAGGTGAAGATATGATGAGCGAATTGAATCTGGACTATGCCCGCAAAGGCGAGGGCGTGTATTACGGGGCTGGCACGGCCCGTGTGGCTGAGGCTGTGGCTGTGGCTGGGTATGCAGCGGCCCCGAAGGGGGCTGAAGCTGCGGCTGAGGCGGTCTATGCGGTGCTGCGATTGCTGGCCCGTGAAGATGGGCAAAGCCCCGATATGGAGACGTTCATGCGGCCTGAGCATGGCGGCTGGCGCGTGTCGTGGGAAGCTGGCCCGTATAGCTGGGCCTATGTGGCGAGCGAGGCGCTGGGACAGTTGGGTGTCTTTGCGGAGCCACACTATAACTTCGATCTGGTATTCTATCCGGAGGATTGAGCATGGAATATGTGGATGTGACACCGACATGGTCGGCTGTGATTGATATTTATATCACCGCATTGGAGCGAGGCTCTGGCGCTGGCGTGGAGTCGGCGCGGGATGAGATCCGGCGGCTGGCGCGTCAGTATGACGCAGCGTGCGACTATATCCGCGAGCTGGAAGGGGCTGAGTGATGGGTTATCCGGTAACGGACGTGCTGCGGGATGCAGCGGGGTCGCTGGGTTATGCGGCGATGGTGCTGGAGGCAGGGGAAAACTCCCGCATGAAGGCAGCGGAGCGTGATCTGGGCGAGGCTGAGGCTATCGTGGTCGATATGCTGGCGGCGCTGCAAGAGGCGGTCAACAAAGGCTATATGTGGGACAACGATCCGGAGCTGTGGTCGAAGGCGAACGCAGCAATCGCACGAGCGAAGGGGATTGAAGCATGATCCGGACGAAATATCTGGGGCCGACCGACACACGGGGCGCGCGCATCAAGGCGTGGAGCGGCGAGACCAGCGTGACGATCCCGTATCCGTATGAGCTGAGCACGGAGGACGCGCACACGGAGGCGGCGTCGAAGCTGGCCGATATTCTGCATGGCTTTGACGAGGAGCGCATTGAGTATGCGGTGGCGCGAAGCACGCAGGACGATGGGTATTGCTACTATCGGGTGGAAAGGGACTGATATGGGATGGACGTTTTACGAGAAGCCGCGCGACGTGAAGGCTGACCTTGACCGGGGCCTGACGTGGGAGAATGCCGAGGGCAAGCGCCGCGTGTTGGCATCCGCGATCGTGGCGGCGCGTGAGTATTACGCAGCGGTCGAGCACACCAAGCCGGACGGGACGCGCGAGGTCTGGGCGGCGACCTATCTGCTGCAGTTTGTGCCGAAGGCAAAGGACGGATGCACGTTCGGGTATAAGGATATGACGGAGCATATGGGCCCGTATATCTGGCGCTGTCCGGTGCGGATTCTGGAATTGCTGACCGAGACGGATAACGAATACGCGAATCGCTGGCGCGAGAAGTGCCGGACATACCATGCGCACCGGGCATCGGCTCCGAAGCTGGAGCCGGGCATGAAGCTGCGTGTGGTTGCGGATAACGTGCCCACGATAGGCGGTGCGCCGATCCGTGAGGTGCGCGTAGTGGTGGGCGGTCGCGTGCCGAGGTTTATGACAGAAGGCTATGGCTTGCCGTTCCGGTGGCCGAGCTGGCGGCAGTATAAGATGGAGGTGTGTAATGGGTAATCGAGCAGTAATCACGCTGGCCCCGTTCGGGCTGGATAACGTGGGGATTTACGTCCACTGGAACGGAGGGCCGGAGTCGATCGCGGCATTCTTAGGTGCGGCGCAGAAGCTGAATATGCGCACGCCGGAGGAGGATCCGGCATACGCAATGGCGCGGCTGACGCAGGTGATCGCTAACTATTTCGGCGGCAGCACCAGCATCGGCATCGGACGGGTGCGCGATCTGGACTATGACAACGGCGACAATGGGACGTATCTAATTGGCGGGGATTGGGAGATTCTGGGCCGCGAATTTTGGGGCGAACCGGGTGCGATTGATGACGATCGCCGACGCCGCATCGAAGATGAGGTGGTGCATAAAACTCAGGTGTTGACAGGGGCTAAACAATAGGCTGTTATATAGGGGTGCTGTGACGGCACGCTGATGGAAAGGTAACGCAATGGCTGCAGGTTATGTGATTTATGACGGCCCGTCCATGCTGGATGGGGAGCGTATCATTGTGGTTGTGACGGGTCTGGCTGGAAGCCGGAACCAGAAGACAGGCAAGATGGTGCAGACGTATATCATCCGCCCCGATATGCACCCGCTTGAGGCGGTGCGCACTGGCGCTGACCGCTCGATCTGCGGCGATTGCGTCCATCGTGGCGATGGCACAGGCAAGGGGCGCTCATGCTATGTGACGCTGGTGCATGGGCCCAAGAACGTGTGGCAAAGCTATCAGCGTGGCG